TTTTTTTTTAAGGAGGTTTATCATTTTTTACACTAATGTAGATCGATACGGTAATCAGATTCTGTTTCGTGGTTACAATAACAAGACACAGATTACTAAGAAGGTCAAGTTTGAACCGACATTTTATATTCCCTCGCCAAAGGGTGCATGGAAGACTCTCGACGGACGTACTGTAGATTCTGTACAGCCTGGATCTATGCGTGATTGTAAAGAGTTTATGGATAAGTACGCGGATGTAGATAACTTCACGGTATATGGAACAACCAACTATGTCCATCAATTCATCTCAGACGCATTTCCCAAGACGATTAAGTATGATCGCAATCAGATCAATATCTGCACGATTGATATTGAAGTAGCATCAGAAGACGGATTTCCAGAACCGCGTGATGCTAAACATGAAATCATTACCATCACTATCAAGAACAATAACGGTACTATCTACCACACATGGGGTCTATATGACTTCAATCCAGAAAAAAGCGGAATGCCTGTTCTTTATCGTAAATGCAAAAATGAGAGGGAACTCTTATTAGATTTCATTGATTATTGGGCTGATCATGTTCCAGATATTCTTACTGGATGGTATTCAGAGTTTTTTGATGTGCCTTATCTTGTCAATCGTATTGCAAGAATCTTTGGTGAGGATATGGTAAAGTCTCTGTCACCTTGGAAACTTGTCAATAAAGATAATCTTTTCATAGCTGGTGTGGAACATCTAAGGTACAATCTGGTTGGTATCACACAGTTGGATTATATCGATGTGTTCAAAAAATTTACATACAACACACTAGGACAACAAGAGTCCTATAAACTGGATCATATCGCTAATGTGATTCTAGGCGAGAAGAAATTGGATTATAGTGAATATGGTTCCTTGCATATGTTATACAAACACGACTATCAAAAGTTTGTGGAGTATAATGTAAAAGATGTGGAACTTGTTGATAAGATTGAGGACAAACTTGGTCTAATCGATTTGGTACTTACAATGGCCTATCGTGCTAAGTGTACTCTTGGCGAGACATTGAAGACCGTTGGCATTTGGGATGCTATTCTATATAATGAGTTCAAATCTAGAAAGATTGTTGTACCGCCTAAGACTGATTCACGGTATGATACAATCGAAGGTGGTTATGTAAAAGAACCACAAATAGGTCTTCATGATTGGGTGGTTTCCTTTGATCTAAACTCTCTATATCCACATCTCATTATGCAATACAATATGAGTCCAGAGACTGTAGTAAATGATATTGTATCTGGAGTAAACGTTGATAAACTACTAGAGATGCCTGATTTAGATATACCAAATGGAATGTGTCTTACTGCTACAGGTCAGTTGTTTCGTAATGACATAGAAGGTATCATCCCACAGGTTATTCAATCATATTACGATGAAAGAGTTGTTATCAAACAAAAGATGATAGACGCAAAACAGAGATATGAGAAGGAAAAATCTAAAAGTATTGAACGCGAGATATCCATTCTCGACAACAACCAGATGGCTATCAAGATTGCAATGAACTCTTTCTATGGAGCGTTAGCAAATAAATATTTCAGATATTTTGATCAACGTGTTGCAGAGGCAATAACTGTATCAGGTCAGTTTACTATTAGATGGGCTGAGAAGATTCTTAATGAATATCTAAACAATATACTGAAGACTAACGAAGACTATGTGATTGCGATTGATACCGATTCTGTGTATCTTAATATGAGTGCATTGGTACAGAAGATACTACCAAATGAGACAAACAAGACAAAAATCGTAGACTTTCTAAACAAAGCATCAGTAGAAATTGAGAAACATCTAGATAAAGGATATCAACATCTTGCTGACTATATGAAAGCACCACAACAGAAGATGGTGATGAAACGTGAAATCATCGCCGATAAAGCCATCTGGACAGCGAAGAAACGATACATTGCACATGTTTGGGACAATGAAGGTGTGAGATTTGCTGAACCAAAGTTGAAAGTGACTGGTATTGAAGCCGTTCGTTCTTCTACTCCGCAGATAGTCAAAGAATTGATTATGGATACACTGAAGAAGGTGGTAACTCAAAGTGAAGATGAAGTTCAGAAATGGATTGAAGAGTTACGAGAAAAGTGGATGGATCTAACACCAGAAGAAATCGCCTTCCCTCGTGGTGTATCAGATGTTCGAAAGTTTGAAGATAACTCAAGTCTATATAAATCCGGTACGCCAATTCATGTTCGTGCTGCACTATTATACAATGACCAATTGAAGAAACATAAGTTAACTAGTAAGTATGAGCAGATCCAATCTGGTAACAAGATGAAGTTTCTATATATGAAAATGCCAAATCCCATTATGGAAAATGTTATGGGATTTGTAACCGTGCTGCCAAAAGAGTTTGAGTTGGCACAATATATTGACTATGATACTCAGCTTGAGAAAACTTTTCTAGATCCAGTCAAAATTATTCTTGATGCTATGGGTTGGAATGCTGAGAAACAAAACAACTTGGAGGATTTCTTTAATGAGTAAGAATATTTGGGACGATATGGATATGACCGGATGGACTTCTGGTCTTACAGCCGTCGATGAGGACACATATCGTAAGAAGGTCATTGAAGAAGAAGACTTGGTCAGAGCAGATAAACCCGCTCTTGCTGCTAAAGATGATTTGACATCTCTTGAACAACGACTTGAAAGAAAGTTAGATAGTTTAAGAAATATGGAAAAAAAAGTTGACACATTACTTAGTTTGATATATGATAATGAGAATATTGTAGAAGAAAGGAAACAATTAGCTGATTCTGTGGCTAATCAGAAAGTAAATGAGATGGCAAAGATTGTAATGCCTTTGCTATCTAGTTTGTATAGGACACAAAACCAGGAGTATATCCATTGGCCTGGTCGTGGTCCTATCATTCAAAAACAAATGCAAAAAGTTGAAGCAATTCTAGATGGATCTTTTTTTGAGGAGAAATAATGTCTGATTTTTTTAAAACTATGGTAAAGGAACTCAATGATGAAAACACTCATCTACTATCCGATGGTGGCAATTCTGCTGAGTTTTCTGGGTGGCTTGATACTGGGTGTTTCATTCTTAATGCTCTTGTCAGTGGTAGTCTTTACGGCGGTGTGCCAAATAACAAAATCACTGCTCTTGCTGGCGAAGAAGCAACGGGAAAGACTTTCTTTGCCCTAGGAATGGTCAATAACTTTTTACAACAAAACGATCATGGCGGTGTTATCTATTATGATACTGAAGCAGCAGTAACACAAGAGATGATGTCCACTCGTAATATTGACGTTCACCGTGTTGTAGTTTCTGAACCACAAACAATTCAACAATTTCGTCACAATGCACTACAAGTTTTAGAACGATATACAGAGCACAAAAATGATAGACCACCAATGATGATGGTTCTTGATTCTCTCGGTCAACTATCTACAACAAAAGAAATGGAAGATAGTGCTGAAGGTAAAGAAACGAAAGATATGACCAGAGCACAAGTAATCAAGGCTGCGTTTCGTACTCTCGGTCTCAATTTATCTAAAGCACAGGTTCCGATGATTGTTACGAATCATACTTATGATGTAGTCGGTTCTTATGTTCCAAAGAAAGAAATGTCTGGTGGTTCTGGTCTAAAGTATACCGCTTCTACAATTCTTTTTCTTTCAAAGAAAAAAGATAAAGACACTGAAAAGGATGAGGGTAATCTAATCAAGGTCACTACACAAAAGTCACGTTTTACCAAGCCAAATAAGACGATTGAAGTACGTCTAAACTATACGACTGGTTTGGATCGTTATTACGGTCTTCTTGACCTTGCCGAGAAGTACGATGTTATCAAGAAGGTATCAACTCGTTATGAGTTTCCTGATGGATCTAAACATTATGCTAAAGCAATCAATGCAGAACCTGAGAGGTTTTTTACAGAAGATGTCATGAAAAGACTAGAACAGGCTGCTGCAAAGGAATTCAAATATGGAGAAGAAAGAGAGCTTGTCAGCGGTTATGGAGAAACAGATCAGAGTGAGACGGATAGTGCCGAAGATTGATCTTGAAAAATTTTCACAGTATGACGATACTTATGAAATAGTAGATAATCTAGATGATGGTAAATCAACTGTACCTATTAGGTTGACTGACGAACGTTATAATGGTACAATCATTAGATACAATACAATATCTGTAAAAGAAATCGATGAAAAAGACGAAGCAACTTTGAAATTTGATTTTGATTTCGTAAAAAATCCACACGAATTGACTGAAAATAATATTCATTTCAATGATCATATTGGTGGAATTCTAGTACATATTATCATCACCGCTTTGAATGAAAAGGAAGAAAATGAGGCTGGAAACACAGATACTGAGTCATCTCATTCACAACGAGAATTATTCGAGGAAAGTTCTTCCATTTCTTAAAGATGAGTATTTCAATGATTTCACAGAAAAAACTCTGTATCGATATATCAAGAAACACGTTGAAGAATATAACACTCTACCGACTGTAGAGATTCTTGGTATCACTCTTGACAATGACGATGTAGATGAAAATGACTTTGAACCATGCATCAAATATCTTTCTCAACTCACGGATCGTGAGATTGATGAACAGTGGTTGACTGACAGGACAGAAGAGTTCTGTCAGGAACGTGCTATTCATAATGCTATCATGAAATCCATTCAAATCATGGATGGTAAAGAGAAGGAGACAAAGGGTGCGATTCCAGAAATTCTTTCTGAAGCTCTCTCTGTCAGTTTTGATAATCACATTGGACATGATTGGTTAGAAGACTTCTCCGATCGTTATGACTTCTATCATAAAATAGAAAATCGTATCGCGTTTGATCTAGACTATCTTAATAGCATCACCAAAGGTGGGCTTCCACAGAAAACTTTAACTTGTATTCTTGCTGGCACCGGTGTTGGAAAATCTCTTGCTATGTGTCACTTTGCTGCTGCTAATTTGATGGATAATCGTAAGGTTCTCTATATCACAATGGAGATGGCAGAAGAACGGATTGCTGAACGCATCGATGCTAATCTTCTAGATGTACCATTGAAAGAACTAGAAGAACTACCTAAAGCA